AGTGACCATAACTTAAAGTTGCCGTTGGAATCCTTTCCGGTGATAAAGAGATTCCAGTCGCCATCATAGATAGCCGCCACTCCTGAGAGGCCGCCGGTGGTTTTATCCCAGGAGGTTTTAGTCTGCCACTCGCCACCTACATACTTCTTAACATAGATGCTGGACTGGTCGGCAAAGAATAGGGCTAAATCGCCATTGGGCTTATAAGCGGCAGCTATGCCATAGATGGCGGTAGTCGGAGAATAGTCAATAAGCTCAGGACTTCCCCAGTTAGCGCCGTAGTCAGTGCTCTTTTGCTGGTAAATCCCCTGGTTGCTCTTTATCCAGAATACACTCACCTCAGCCCCTAGAGAGCAGCAGGTGGCAATAACGACATTATACTGGTTACAGTATATCCACTGGCTGAAATCAGATTCCGGGCCGGGGTCAGCCACCCGCTGACGATATAACCTTCTCGCGTCAGAGGATGGCGTTGTCCTAACCCTGATAAGAGAGCCATCATCGGGGATGGTCAGGGCGTGAAAATAATCAGTCTCCGAGCCAGTATAGAGCCTTGTCCAGTCAAGCCTCGCCACCCCGGCAATCCTATTTCTGGCTTCCACCTTAACAAAAGGAGTACGACTAGCTTCCTTCTGAGCAGCCAGCAATGTTGATGTTAGGCTTCTCATCGCTTCACTTTATCCTCCGCTTCATTTACCCTTCTGGTCTGGGATATATTCCTTTCCCCAGAAAAGATGACCGGCGATGTAGCCCAGCGCAAATACCAGAAGAAACCAGAAGATTAAGTCCCAGAGCCAATGCCCGAGTAGTGCCCCTATGGCTACCAGACCGATAATCCAAAGCCCCTCAAGTTTGTGCCAGGCATCCCGCAGGATATAGGTCCACGGACGCCTCCCTATTCTTAACCACAGTTCTTTATAGATGTTTATCTACCTCACCCCCCCTTGTCATTGCGAGCCGAAGGCGTGGCAATCTTGGTGGTGGGGCATTCCTGGAGATTGCTTCGTCGCAAAGCTCCTCGCAATGACTTCTTTTTTATACCAAAACTGCTAGGGTATCGGGTAACGGCTTATCTGCCTTTCGGTAGTGATTGGCCAGGTGTTTAGCTGCCTGAAGTATCTCCTCGGGACTGGCCTCTACCCTCTGCCCGCGGTAACCACCCGGTGATAGGGCAGCCACGGCGGCCGGCATCCGCTCCCAGTCAACCGTCTGCTCAATATCAATCTTCCCCCGAAGGGCTCTAAAGATGCTCCTTTTATGATGGGGTAGCTTCCAGGTCTCAGGGTCTTCCTGGTCGCCGACGATGGCAAACGCCTCCTTAGGCAAGCCTTCTTTGGTCTTGGCTAATCCCTCTTTTATCGTCATATCCACCTCGCCCCCTTTAAGTTTTTATTTGGTAACCCTATCCCCTTTTCCCCCTTCCCCTTCTGTCTGATGTGTCATTGCGAGCTCTTCGCTTCGTGTCATTCTGAGCGTAGCGAAGAATCTCATGGCGCTCGGGATAAGCTCCGAGTTTGCTTCGTCGCTCTGCTCCTCGCAGTGACTTCTATGCTCCAAAAAAGGGAGGTGGTTATATAAGAGAGGCAAAGCCTCTCTTTGACTCTCCTCTAGTGCATACTCTTTTGAAGGGAGAGGACACCCAGTTTATTAAGGGCCATAGTCGGTTGATTTAGATACTGGTGGATAGTAGGGCTCATAGAGAGAGCGGACTCTAACCCGGTTTCTCCTCCCCAGCTTCTTAAGCTCAGCCCTGAAATACCTGAGTTTCTCATTTCCCCAGGTGAGGAACTCCTTGGGGGTCATTAAGCCGCCGACATTGACCCGATTGATGGCATAGGCTGCCCACTCTACAGCGGCATAGCCACAGGCGCCGGTAGCGACCAGGTCTTCGTGCTTGGTGGGGATAGTAGAGCTTGTAGCATCAAGACTATGGAGCTTACCGTAGTAGATATGGGCATCTGAGCCATCGGGAATCTCGTCACCAAGCAGGGTCAACGTGTCTGCCCAGAGGGAGTAGCGCTGGTATTTCCTGGGGGACTTATCCACCGGATATTCCACCGCCTCTATCACAATCCTATCGGTTAAGCTAGATATATCAATCTCTCTGGAGCCTGAAGTAGTAACGATGACCACCTTCTGCTCGTAAGGAATAGCCTCCGAGAAGTCCTTAACGGCATGGGCGATGTGCCTATCCAGCTCCTCATCAGTCCAGCGATAGTTTTCCGCATCCTCATCGTGTAAATCACGCCTGACAATGGCTCTCATCTCGGTTAGGTTCATAATGACTGCTCCTTTAGCTTCCTGACCTCAACCCTTTCCAGCTTGGTGCAGGGCAATCCTTCGTCGTGCCGGCAGAGCTCTAAATCGCAGAAGGCTATTTCCTCACTAGCCTCACCTTCTCTAATGCTTACCGCTTTTTGGCTAGCCCTTTTAGCGTAATTCATCAGGAGCTTGGCATCAGCTTTGTTGTCAAACGACAAGTCAAGGCGAACTCTATACTTCATTACTGATACCTCCATTTAGTAGCTAGATAATTCTGCTGGATTTCTAGGGGAGTTAAGAACCTGGAATAAAACCAAGCCTCACCAAACAAACCGCCAAATTGTTCATTGGGGTCGTCCCATCTCCCGCCTACACTTATCCCAAGGTTAGAGCTTTGCTTCACATTGCCAGAGGGAACATCACTTGCCACCAATTCCCCGTTAACAATTAAGTTTCTTGTAGTAGCATTCTTAAACGCCATTCCCACAAAATACCACTGTTTAGAATCAAAGGATGAGGGAGCCGATAAGGTTTCAGCAGTGATGCCACTAATCCAGCCACGAAGGATATCACCCCATCCGCCCAACTTCCACAGTCTTTCATTATTAGTGACATCATCCCTACCGAGGAAACAAACCCCAGACCCTTTGAGCCAAATCGTAGCAGTAAACTCAGTAACTATATCGTAGGAAATATGATAGGGAACTTTGATAACATCATCCAAGCCATCAAACTCTCTACCATTTGGTGTCCACAAAGCACCAGTAACCGAGCATAGATGCCCATAGGCATCCTTTGACATAAAGGAGGCGCCATCTAGCTGGTGCAGAGGCAAGTATAAGACGAGGCTAGGGTCAAAGATGAAGCCCCGCCCAGGTTTAAGGGCATATTTAGGATCCTGCCAGTAAATGCCGGTTTTCATTCTTTACTCCTTGTCACACCACTCTATAGATAACCCTGACATAGCTTGAGTTCCTGACCCTGGCTTTACCCTCATCTAGCTCGTTGCACTGCAGGATAAGGCGGACTTCAAAGGGGACATCCTGGAAATCAGCTTCGGGGGTAAAGTAACCACTGCGAGTGCGTGATTTATAGGTTGTGCCGATATCAGTTTCAGTGACAGCAGAATGTAAGTCCACCCAGGTGCCGTCTTTGTTCCTTGCCTGCCACTTCCAGATGAGGTCAGCGGTACCCGAGGACACTGCCTTGAAGTCAGCAGTGAGCCCGAACTCAACCAGGAGGATTCTCCCCTCAAGGACAGGGTTAATAAGCTTACTGAGAACAGTAACATCAGTATCGGCAGCACCAGTGGTAACCTCGGAAGAGTACTGGGTGCCGTCCTCGGTTAAAGCTCCCGATACCAGGCGGTCTTCGAAGTCAGTGAAGAATCCAGCCCGGACTGGGATCTCGTCAGGGGCAGTGATAATCGCTTTCATAGTCTCTGCCATGATTTACCTCCTTGTTAGGGAGAGCCCTCATGGCCGAGGACTCCCCCCGATTTACTTTAGTCGGTTACACCAATTAGGGCGGCTGCCTTAACTGTTGAGAACAGAGCCAGAGATACATACCACTTAATACGGGTTCTGGTGGCATCCCTGGCTTCCAGGGCGCCGATAGGCTCGACGGTCAGGTGTCCGGGTGCGGTCAAGCCACATAGACCTCCCTCTCCAAACTGCATAGCGTAGATGGTAGAGCAGTCGCCATCGGTGGTAGCTGTCTCATAACCATCGGTGAGGACATGGGTATTGAGTATCCAGTCGTTGATGCCGATGGGGATGCCATCCCAGAGCTGGATAAAGTTACCCCACTTATCGCGGTCGGTCTCCATTATGCCTGAGCCGGCTGCCCTGACCAGGGCGTTGAGCTTTCTCCTGGAGCGGCGGCTCATTAAGAGCATATCAGGCTTACCACCCTTTATGGCATCAATAAGCTCATCCAGCTTAGCCAGGGTGAGAGTAGCTCC